CTTGGGTATCCGGCAACGCTAGGGTATACGGCAACGCTTGGGTATCCGGCAACGCTAGGGTATACGGCGACGCTAGGGTATACGGCAACGCTGATTATATTGTTTTTAAAAACACATGGTCTAGCGGTCGATATTTTACTTACACAAAATCTAACAAAAAATGGAGAGTTGGTTGTTTTTACGGCAACGGCTATGAATTGATTGAAAAAGCATATAAAGATAGCCAAAAATCAGGGGATTTTTACAAAGCGTATGTCGAATTTGTCGAAAAGCTAGAAGAAATCGAAAAAATCCACAAGGAGCAATGATATGTATACATGGGATTGTGGATGTAGGAATTGTGGAAACACATTTGAATACATTGATAGTTACCCAATCATTGAATGCCCAAAATGTGGGAGCGATGATCTAAAAAATGAATTTAAAGGAAGGGCGTATGACTGATGGATTTGGATTTGATTTATGACATTGCCAATGAAGTAGATAAAGAAACTTTTTTTAAAATCTTCGAGAAAACAAAAACCAAAGAGCCAAATAGTAAAAGTCTATTGGATTTATTAGAAGAATATAGATGGAAACACTCCTTATCTAAAACTGCTTTATCAAGAAAAATAGGTATAAGTAAGCAGAACTATCGAACTTGGGAAACTTCAAAAAAAGTATCTCATAATAAGGTAGACCGTGTGGCTTCGATACTTGGGATAAGCGAAAAAGAAGCCTATATGCTCAATTATAAGAATAAAGAGGATGTGAACTATGAAAAATAATTTTCGTGTTATTTTAGCAAAGCAACGTAAGAAAACTTCTGATGTTGCAGAGGCTACAGGAATTTCAAAGACTACACTTACTAGTTTGTACTATGAGTGTACAAAAAATCCTAAAGCAGAAACCTTGCTAAAGATTGCTGACTATCTAGGAGTTACCTTAGATGAATTGCTAAAGCCTTAAAACTGATGAAAGAGGTGACGAAATGAAAAAAATTAATGGAACGAAAATCAGACAATTAAGAGAAGAAAAAGCTAATAAACTTAACTAAAAAAAGAGAAATAAACATGGAAGACACAACAAAAATGCTAGCAAACATGATTTTAATTGCACTTGAAAATCAAGAAAGATGGGTTAGCGAACCACGCTTTGAAACATTATCAATCATTGAAGATATTAGAACATCTAATAAAATCATCACAAAACAAGTGGACGAAGACGGAGATGTAATCGAAATATTTGACGGATACAGAAATCAAGAATTGGAAGATAAGTTGAAATTGATTGAAGCTACTTTCAAAAAAGATGAAGCAGACTATAAGCGTTACAATAGCGAAAAAATCAAAGCAATGACAAGAAACTTAGAAATGATTAAATCTATTGTGAAAATGTATGGCGCACAAAGCGAGGAGTAAGTATGGCAACACTTTATGAACTAACAGGACAATTCCTTGAAATTTATAACTTGGAATTGGATGAAGAAACCAAACTAGATACGCTTGATAGTATCGACTGGCAGACAGACTATGAAGAAAAAGTTGAAAACTATATCAAGGTTATCAAAAACATTGAATCAGATGTGGAAGCACGCAAAGCAGAAATCAAGCGCTTGACCGAATTGAACAAGGCTGATGAAAAAAAGAAAGATCACTTGAAAGAAACACTCACTATAAGCATGGATCTTACAGGTCATGAACGTGTAGACACTCCACTATTTAAAGTGTCATTCCGTAAGTCACAAGCAGTTGAAGTGGATGAAACAGTCTTACCAGAAAGTTACAAGGTAGCCACTTGGAAACCAGATAAGAAACGACTCAAAGAAGATTTGAAGAACGGTCTTGAAATTATCGGTGCAAGTTTAGTAGAAAGGAAGAATTTGAGTATAAGATGAAAATCACTAAAGCGACAGAAATTACAAATAATGATGCCTGTTACCTGATTTATGGGAATCCAGGTTTCGGGAAAACAACAGCAATTTCATTCATCCCAGGGAAGACATTGGTTATCAATATTGATAAGTCAGCAAAAGTCTTAGCTGGAAATCCTAACATTGATATTGCAGATGTCGATACACATAAGATTTGGGATGAATGGTTATCAGTGGTTAAAGAACTACTGAATGGAGCAGGTAAGCCATACGACACAATCGTGGTTGATAATGTTTCTGAATTGTTCAGAGCTTGCCTTGCCAATCTTGGACGAGATGGGAAAAACCATCGAGTACCAACACAAGCAGATTACCAAAGAGTTGACTTCACTATCTTGGATAGTTTACGAGCGCTTTTGCAGTTAAACAAACGGATTGTATTCACTGCGTGGGAAACATCAGATCAATGGTCAGATGAGAATGGCATGATTTACAACAGGGCTATGCCAGATATTCGGAATAAAATCCTGAATAACTTTCTCGGTTTGACCGACGTGGTTGCTCGTTTGGTTAAGAAGACAACAGACGACGGTGAGGAAGTCCGTGGGTTTATCCTACAACCTTCTGCAAGCGTATATGCTAAGAACCGTCTTGATGATAGGAAGGGGTGTAAGGTAGATGAGCTTTTTACTCAGGGATTACCAGAAGGAACTGATAATTGATATTATCAAATCCATGAAGGCGGGTAATCATAAAATCATGGTAAAGTCACCACCACGTTCAGGGAAAACAGTCGTGATGTCTTTCATAGCTAAAAATGCAACTGATAAAAATAAAAAAGTTCTATTTTTTAGCCATAGAAAAGAAATCAATGAGCAAGTCCACGAGACATTCACTCGTGGAGGAGTAAACCTCGACAACGTGATTATCGGAACGGTTGGAAGTATTGTACGTAGATTGAATAAACTGCCTGAGGTTGATGTAATACTTGTAGATGAAGCTCACCACATTAAAGCAAAACAATATCAAACAATTTTAAATCACTTCCAAAATGCAACTCAATTATTTTTTACAGGAACTCCAATCCGATTAGATGGATCTGGTTTTCACGACCTAGCAGATGATTTAGTCGTAGGAAAATCAATTCGTTGGTTACAAGAACACGGAAACATATCTGAATTTGATTACTATTCAGTAAATTTACTGGATATGGCTAAACTTAAAAAACGTTCTGGGGAATTTACCAATCACTCAGTCGATGAAGCACTTGATTTTAAAACAGAATACGGTGATTACATTGACCACTATGAACGATTGGCAAAAGGAAAACAAGCTATCGTATATACCCATAGCGTAGAGTACGCTGAGAGGGTCGCTAAGCGATTTTCTGAACAAGGCTACCAATCAGGTGTAGTTAGTGGAAAAACCTCACAGAGCGAACGTGAGAGCCTTATGCAAGCATTTAGAGATGGTAAGTTGACTATTATGGTTAATGTAAATCTATTTACAGAAGGTATTGACCTACCAAACGTAGATGTTTGTATCATGTTACGACCAACTGCATCGCTATCATTATATCTTCAGTTTGCTATGAGGGCATTAAATCCAAGAGAAGGAAAACGTGCAATTTTAATTGATCACGTAGGTAACCATATTAGGCATGGTCTACCAAACGATGATAGAGATTGGACGCTTGACGGAACAAAGAAGACAAAGAAAACATCTGAGAGGTCAACAGTAACTTGTGAAGAATGTTTTGCGACATTTTGGAGAGACCAACTAGAAGATGGTTGTTGTCCTTATTGTGATGCAGAAGTGATTAAGAAGAAAACGATTGAGGATATTGAACGTGAAAAATCAGATGTTCAATTAGAAAAAATCAATCAAGGAATGGAATTCATTACCATTCAAGGCGAACGAATAGAGGTCAAAAAAGAAGAAGCGATTGTGTATCGTCGCGTCAAGACCTATGGTAAACGATACACGAGATGTAAGAACTTGTCGGAATTGAAAGCGTTCCGATTACTCAACGGCTATCAACCTGGTTGGTTGTGGCACAAACAAAAAGAATTAAATTTATGGAGATAATAAACATGGCACTTTTTTCAGTGAATTATGAAGCAGCAGAACAATTTTCATCAATCGAAGATGGAACATATGAAGTAGTAGTAGCTCAAGCAGAGCAGTCAGCAAGTCAAAGTGGAACGGATTTCTTAGATATTCGCTTGAAAATTCGTGATGACTTCCAACAGAAATTCCGTAACAACCTAATCTTCGATAAGGTATGGATCAACAAACAAACCCTTCAGTACCCAGAGTGGGCTTTACAACGATATGCTAAAGCAATTAAAATCCCTGAAGGTGTTGAAGTGAATACAATCGAGCAATTCCTCGGTCTTATCACTGGTAAAACATTAAAAGTGACTGTAAAAAATGAACAGTCAAAATATAACGGTAAGACCTACGATAACTTGAATATCAAGAAAATGGAGCAATCAGAATTGCCAGCTTATTCTGGAGCAGTATCGTCTGAACCAACGGCAGCTAAAAAAGATGATTTAGATTTACCATTCTAAGCCTATGGTTGGGATGGTAGATTATGCCCTTCATTATCAAAAATTAGGTTTCTCGGTCATCCCAATCGATAAGAAAAGTAAACGTGCAATCACTAAATTCAAAGATAGGACATTTACTGAGGATGAAATTAGAAGATTTTGGCATGAACAACCAGATGCAAACATTGCAGTAAGAACAACCGATTTCTTTGTGATTGATATTGATGTATCAGTCACAGAGAATGGTTATGAATCTTTAAAAGAGTGGGAATTATCACAGTATATACCTACTACCTTGACTGCTACAACCCCTAGCGGTGGAAAGCATATCTTTCTTAAAAAACCAAAGGGGGTTGAGTTAAGTCAAGATATTCGTGTGAAACCTGGTATTGATATTAAGGCGAACAAAAACAATTATGTATTAGTCGCACCAAGCAATAGTCCAAAAGGAAAATATGTTTGGGATAAAACAACAGATGTGATTGCTGAAGCACCAGAAGAAATAGTTGCAATCCTACAAACATCCAAAAAAACAAAAGAACCACTTAACTTCACAACAGATTACAGTCGAGGAGAATTTTCAAGTAAAACTGCAAAATTATTCGAGCAAGTCGTTTTTGGATTGGGTGATAAAGGTGGTAGAAATAACGCATTGGCAAGTTTCATAGGTGGGTTGCTAATGCGAGGGGTGGATGTAGATGCAGTCTATTTACTTGCAAAAATAGCAAATCACTATACTTCAGACAGTTTACCAATGGATGAAGTAGATAGAACATTTGAAAGCATGGTTAGAAAGGAGATGGATAGACGAGGTGGCAGTGAACATTGAAGCAGTGAAGCAAGAATATAAAAGTAAGGTTATACAACATCCAGCTTATATTGAGAAAGCGAACGACTGGAGAGAAATTCGCTTAGCTTGTCGAAATTATCGAGAAAATTGGCTTGAAAATGTGAAGTGGGAAGAAACGCAATATGGTACACGAGAAGAAAAAAGCAATCCACCTACAAGGTTGACTGAATTAGCAGTAGCACAAGGCATGGAACAGATTTTACATATCGTGAATTTGCCAAATGAACGTGTGGCGATTTATGATCCAGACCATGGATACTATCACAAAGACCCTAGCTTTGCTTATAAGGTCATTCGCTTGTTGGAGCCAAATTTCAGTGAAGCGAAATCCAAGAACGTTCTCTTTATGCTTGCTTCTACTCCACGATTGAACCAACACGAGGGGTTCTCATGTGATTTCCCAATAGGAGAATACAAAGATCCTAAACGGTTTATCTTGGTTAAAAATGGAATTTATGACAAAAAAGAGAAAAAACTACAAGGTTTTACACATGAGTTTGTAGCATTCTCGACCATTGGGACAGAATACGGCCACTTTGCAAAATCTCCTGTAATTGATGGATGGGATATTGATAGTTGGTTACTTGATCTTATGAGTGGAGATGAAGAGCTTGTAGAACTCATCTGGCAAGTTATCTCAGCTAGTCTTAATGGGAATTACTCTTACAGGAAATCCATTTGGTTCGTCGGTGAGGGAAATGACGGTAAGGGTACTGTCCAGCAACTCATAACTAATCTGGTCGGTATGCGGAACGTTGCTAGCTTAAAACTAAACCAGTTTTCAGAGCGATTTGCTTTGTCCATGATTGAGGGTAAGACAGTCATCATCGGGGACGATGTGCAGGCTGGTATCTACGTAGATGAATCTTCAAATTTCAACTCTGTCGTGACTGGTGAGCCAGTATTGGTTGAGGAAAAAAACAAACAACCGTATACGACCGTATTTAAAAAAACTGTCATTCAATCCACGAATGAACTACCACGTTTTAAAAATAAAACCAATGGTACATATAGACGGTTTGCAATCATACCGTTTAGAAAGTCATTTTCAAGTAAAGAAGATAATTGGGCAATCAAAGATGATTATATCTATCGTGAAGAAGTCTTGGAATATGTCTTGAAGAAAGCTCTTGAGATTTCATTTGATCGCTTCATCGAACCTAAAGCATCACTCGAAGCACTTGAAGATTTCAAAGAGTCAAACGATACAGTCAAGGCATTCGTCAATGAATGGTTTGATAAATTCGAATCCACTCGCCTACCGTCGAGGTTTCTGTGGTGGTTGTATCAGGAATGGTGCAAAGATGAGGGAGTTACTAAACTCACTAAAAGAAAATTTGAAACCCAGTTAGCGAAAAATGTCCCTGAAAATTGGGTAAAGAAAAAAATTAAACCTTTAGGCCAATTCATCCCTTCGGTAGATGTTCCAAAACACTATCTTGGTTTTTCTTGGAAAGATGATGAAAGCCAAATACTTACATCAGGGTATGAATTGGTTACCGTTTACCGTTAGGTTACCGTATGTTTTTATACTACGGTAACCATGTTTAATCCTTATGTATCAAGGGGTTTGCTTATGTTGGTTACCGTATTACCTTTCTTTTCTATTGAAATGATGTTCCTGGGCAATACTGAAGCCCTTGCCGTATCGAAACTCCAGGTCCAGAAGATGAAGCCCGCCAGGAACCTTATGCTGGCCATGATGTCAATGAGCTGCGTAACGGCTTCTATCCTTGCAGCATATACCACAATGGTCCCAGGCGACTATGTCCTGACAGCAGTGCCGCTGAACTGCATCAATGCTCTGATCGTTGCCAACCTTCTGTACCCGGTCAAAGTTGACAAAGAGGAGGATGTTATCGCTACTATTGCAGACAGCAGCGAGGCAATCGAAGCTCCGGCTGAGGGGATATCCTCTGCTCCTGCAGCTGCAGCAGATAAGACGGCCAGTACGCCGGCTGCAGCCACTGATGGCGTGACGGCACAAACAGCCGGGAATCCCCCTGCAGCCGCTACTGCCCCTGCCCCGGCAGGCAACCGTTTTGCTGCGTGGGTGAAGAAA